CCTAGCATTTTTTCGATGGTTGAATCGTACCAATCCATAGCACTGCCTTCGTCCTGCTGCTCCATCTCATAGATAGCTTCAGCAACCATGTCATCGGCAATTGCGCTGCGGTCTTCTGGATTACTGATGTCCCGCACACTACCTATACGGTCTTTTGCTCGGGACTCCAAGTACCTAGCCACTTCTGTTTTTCCTGACAGCTTAGGTGGTGTTTCTGTGCCATCTAATACAGGGATAATGGTAGGACTTGTGTCTAGCTGCAGCACTGGTGTCTTGTTTGCAACTAGGCGGTCAGAACCTGCTTTAGCTGGGTCGAACTGGGCGTTGACTGAGCGTATATCGGCAGGCTCAAAAACAGCCACATGGTTCGATGGGTCATTATATAAACCAGCGGAGTCGTTTAAGTTTTCAAACCTAACACCTTTAAGGCCATCTCGTTTAGCCGACTTTAATTCTTCTGATATTTCATCCGAAACTCCGAAGTCGTCAAAAGACCTACCCCGCATATCCATAATTCTTAAAAAATCATCTTTTGGCAGATACACGGGAATTATGTTCTGCCCGTTTGCACGGTCTTTGTCTAAATCACTTTCGAGCTGTTCTGCATCAGCCAAAAGAGCATCGTATCTGTCGTAATTTCCTTTTTGCTCAGCAGCATCAGCTTCACGTAAAACTTTCTGCACAGGAATATTTACAGCTGAGTAGTCAGCGTAGCTTTGAGCGGTCCTTGGACTGTCGCTAAAGAAAAATGCCTGCTTAGCTGAGCGCGCCTGAGTACCATCGCCTAACTTTTCTTTTGAAAAGCCCTCAAATGCAGAGGCAGTTCCGTGGTAATAAACTTTTGAAGTATCAAAGCCTTGCTCTTCAGCGCGTTGCTTACGTTCAGCTGTAGCGGCCTGTTCGATAAGTGGCATTCCGCGAGATTCGTTGATTGGGTCTGCATCGACCTCAGCTGCTGCCTGGTCACGGCTGTTCTTAGCTTCCTGCTGCTGCTGTACTCTCTCCAGGTACGGTGCCAGGTACGACTGCATCTGTTCCTGGGTAACACCTTTCTCCACCGCTCTCTCAATAATGGAGTTAACCATGTCGAGAGGCTGAGCGCCCAGGTCTCTTGCTAGGTCTGCCAGGGCCGACTTGAGATACGCCTTGTTAAGCGGGGGTATGCTACCGTCGTCATCAACTGCATTCTGCAGCTCCTGGTTAAACGCCTGGTTGTTCTCAATGCCGCGCTGGTAGTTTTGTTCCTGGCGGCTCAAGTTATTCTGAGCTGCTGCTTGTCCAGCTGAGCGGTCGCGCTCTATCCAGAACTGTGGGTCAGGGTTGACTCGCAGCTTCATCATGGAAATTAGCTGGTTCAGATTTGGAACACGCCCTCCCTGAACTATTGAGCCTTGAGCTGCAATAGCTGCGTCAACAATTTGAGGGTTAGGCTCGGTAGCAATAATTTCATCGAGCATGTTCATCATCTGCTCAGGGTCTATCCCCAAGACCGATGACATAGTGCCTGCAGGACTTTGGTCGTTCGGGAGACCGCCCTGGTTATAGACGTACTCGTTCAGGTTTGCTTCTTCTTGCGCCTGAGCTTCCTGCTGCGCCTGGAGGGCTTCTGCTTGCGCTAGTTCTTCTTGCTGTTCGGCAACTTCTTGGTTCCGTAAAGAGGGAGCTGAGGGTGCAGATTGACCGGGCATACGTGAATTAGCATCTACATATCGTGCAACTCGGCTGCGCCTGCCAGTGAGCTTATCTATAGCTCTACCTGCAGCAAATGTACCTACCTGGGCAGCCGCTAGACCTGGATTAGTTGCCGCTAGGGCAGCTGTTGCTAGTGGCCTAGCAAAATTTTGCATTACCCCGCCGGTGTTGGAGTAGTTGTCTAGCGCACCAGCCGGAGAAACAGCATCTGTATAGCGACTGATACCTCCAGTTAAACCATCTGAGTAAACACGAGTGAGTTCGTTCATCTCGTGCATTAAATTAATAGCTTCTTGACCTTCCGCAGTGTCCCCTACAAGTTCTTCAAACGCATTAAAGTCTCCTGCATCGACCACACTTTTGACTTTGTTTTTAGCCTTTACAGCAGCTACAGCTGCGTCGGATTTCTGCAGAACAACATCCAAAGTATCGCTGTTTTCTGGCTTCAAGCGGGATTTCAACAAAGTTACTAATGTTTTTAGCCGTGCAGCCATATCAGAGTGGCTACTATCTATTACTGCTTTTGCCCCAGACCTGCTGTCAGGGTCTACATCGGTAAGATTGTATGCAGGACCATCTGCATTTTGTGATTCGTCAACCTTTTGAGCTAATCGCTGTGCAAAAGCTGCTTGTGCCTGACGCTGTCTTTCGGTTGTCGGTTTACTCGGAGTCCCACTGACCAGGTTAGTTGCTGCACCGAGGGTACCCATGCCACCTTGAGCTGCCAAAGATGTGGTCCCACCAAGTGCAGCCGCCTCTAAAGCTCTATCGCCTAGTTCCTCGGGAGTGTACTCACCGCCCCTTACAGCTGCAGAAGCTACTGATAGCCCTTCCTGAGCAGTCTCAGTTAGTGCCTCCGAACCAGTTCTCTTTAAGACTGTTTTTGCAGCTTCTCCGAAGCCTTTTTTACTTAATTCAGCACTGATTTGCTCTGCCGTCATTTTCATAAGACGGTCTTTAGGTATTACTTTTCCAGCACCAAATTTATCTAGGATACCGATTAGCACACCGACACCAGAGGCTAACTTAGCATCGTAGTCGCCGGTCTTTTCTTCTTGTTCAAAAGCAGCTTCACCAGCGCCCATTGCTGCAGACCCAAGTGTGGTAACACCGCCAATGACTGCGGCTAAAGGCATGGAAGCTGGGGCCGTCAGTGCTGTAAGTGCTGCACCGCCAAGAGCTGTACCTGCGGAGGCTGCATTTTCCGCTGTCTTTTCTCCTAGCCATCCTGCTGCTGCGCCTAAGCCATCCTGGTTGTATGTTTCTCGCAGACTTTTAGTGTAACTAGGAGTGTACCGACCAATAGCAATATCCCGGTCTTGCTGTTTGACGACGCCTGTTCCGTAGTCTGCTATAGCTTCAGAATTGAATGACCGACCTACAGCTTCAATGCCTTTGCCCGCCATTCTTTGAGCCTGGTCAACAGAATATCCGAATGCACCATCTTTTGGCTGGTCATCTAACTGCTGCCGGTAGAGCTGCGCTACTCTTGCTGCTTTATCAGCGTTACCTGAGTTCTTATGGTGTAGGTAAGCCGCCTTGTACTCTTCCGGTGTTCTCTGCATTTTTCAGTATTCCTTGACTAGAAATTGAACAGTTCGTCATCGTCTTCGGGGGTATATTCACTGCTGCTTGATGATGCCCCGGTGATTGAGTAGGCATTCTTGAAACCGATACCGGCTCCTGGGTCTACTCTGGTACCGCTTTGCATCCGCGCCTGCATTTCACGTATGTTTCCCATGCGGGCAGTAATCCAAGCTTTCCAGACACCCTCATCCATCGCCATATTTGGAACGCCAGACTTAAACAGCGCCATTTCGCTATCCGATATAGCGCCTTTGGTTTTTGCTGTTTGCAGCAGAGTTTCGTCAACAATAAGTTTCTGGAGCTGGACGCGGAAAGCAGCTCTTTCTGGGTTCAACATGCCAGAGCTATCCAGAGCTGAGGTAAATATGTTATCTACCGGACCGGACACAGATTCAAACCTGTCGAACCCATTAAGTGCCGCTTGCATTTGTGCGTAGGTGCTATCTAGCTGGGCACTTAGCTCTGCAGTTTCTCCACCGTCACCCTGCGCTTTTGCCAGGGCAGACTGATAGTCCATCTGGGCTTTTTCATACGCCGCTAAGCCCTCACGGTCAGCGTTCTGGATATTGGCGTATTCTTGCCCAAAGGCTGCCATAGCAGCATTGCCGCCCAGGTGACTAGCGCCCTGCATAGCCCCGCCTAATCTAATCAGGCGCTCATTTAGTCCAATCTTTTGGTAGCCACTGCCCTTGTTAGCCTGGCCCATCTGCGTACCGTCTCTGCGGCTTGCTGTTACCTCAGTGTCGTCGTCATAAATCTGCGGGTTCGCGGCTGTAAATATGGCACTTTCCTGCGGGTTCATTGGTGCCTGGGGGACACCTTCCACGATTGGTGCGGGACCTTGCTGGGTAAGCACAGGTGCTGGTGAAGCAGCGGCACCTGGTACACCTTGTTGGTTGAGCACGGGGGGAGGCGTTTGTGCATAGCGTCCAGTCGGGTCAGGTGCCATATTGACACTAGCTATGTGGTCGTCGAATCTCTGCTGGTACTCAGGCAGTAGATTTCCGTCTGGGCCATACATGTGCAGGTTGCCCATGTTAGATTGCATCTGGCTCATGCCCTGGGGACTGGTGTAGTCGGTAGGGAAGTAGCCGGGCATATAATTCTGCTGGTTATATCCGCGTTGTGCAGCCATTTTTAATTCCCTTTGTAATCTTTGTAAATGTCCATACCGATACCAGCGCCCTGCATAGCCCCGCCCATCATTGCTGCGTTAGGCGAGTGCAGGTTAGGCTCGGTAGCCTGAGAGTTATAAACAGCTCTATTGAGAATGCCTCCCTGGTATTTAATCTGGTTGTCCAGGCCAAAGTCCCTGTCACGCTCGAAGCGGTTACGCTGGTCGTTCATCCGTGCCTGGTCGAACCCTTGGAGATTGCCCCCGCCCGTGTTCATCATGTTGCCGAATGAGTTCATGGCATTAATACCCTGGCCATAGGACTGCTGTAGGCCAGCATTCGCTCTCATAGCATCATTGAACTGTTGGTTTCGTTGGCTCATAAAGTCACCAGCCAAACGATTTTCTATGTTAGCTGTCATGTCAGCTTTACGGTCGTTGTATCCCCGCATTAGATTGGCGTCGACAATACCTGCACGGCTGCTGTTCATATTTCCGCTTGCTGAGGCATTCATGTTGTTGCTCGTCAGCTGATTTTCAGTCAGGTTGCGGAAGTCATCACGCATCGCGGAGTTAACCAGTCCCTGGCTATTGTCCTGGGCGTACTGATAGCTGTCAGCAATGTTGTCCTGCTGCGACTGCTGGTAGAGGTCGCCATAGTTTGACGCAAAGTTCTGGCCTTGCTGGGCAATGTCAAAAGCGCCCTGGCGGCCCTGGAGACCCATGTTGCCCAGGTACTGGTTGCCCATCATTTGGTATTGGTTAGGGCCTGCATATGTCTCGCCCATGTAGGCGCCAGTATTCTGCACTTGGTCCAGGTAATTACCTGCGGCATCGTATGAATCTTTGATGTAAGGCTGCGAGAAATTGTAGCCAGCCATTGCGTTGGCATTGGCTTCATCCTGTGCCCTTTTTGCGTCCTTGGCGGCCCCTCTCGAAGCGATACCTCCGACAACTGCCCCCGCGACTTGTGCTGCTGCTGCACCCATTTTAATTGACCTCTTTTATGTATATGTCTCTTATCGTTCCGTCGTGACAGAGATTGGTTTGCTGGTATTTGAAACCCAGCATTTTGATAAATTTTTTATGCTTAATGTCGTCTAGCTCGTGAAGGCACATAAGCGGAGTGTCGCGCAATGCCATTAGCAGGCGAATGCCCATTTCAAGTTCTTTCTTGACACGGCGGTTGTAACTAAAGACGTTACAGTGAATCCACGTAAGACCATCGTGGTATTCATAAAAGACATCGAAATTCTGTGATTGGATTACAGGTACTCTCATGTCGCACCTCTTACCCTGGGGGTGGCGCTGGCCACACAACATCTCCCAGACTGGCGATGTCACTGGGTATGTTGGCTGGTAGATTTCTTAGGGATTGACGGTAGGTTGCCCAGGACTCTTTGACACCTGCATTGAAAGTGACATCAGGCATCTGTGTGTAATCAGAAGCTGCCAAAAGCTCATTACGAGTGATTCTTACATTGCCGACAATCAGGTCTCTTGGATTTTCTAGGTCATAGATTGTCTGGACGACACGTTCCTGGTCAGCGTCATAGATGTCTTGGTAGCCCTGAATCAAAGTGTCTATTGCATCTCCGCAAAACACATATTCGACCCAGGTTCCACCGACCTGTCCAAGCTGCTCATCCGTGAGAAACTGTGGACTTCCGTAAGGAGTGGTATTTTCTAAGCGCATATAAAACATTAGACGATACCTGTAGTTGTGCCTGACCAGTGCGCTGTTCCGCTGCGAGACTGGTTGGTGCTACCAGTGCCGGTGTCACTGTACATTTGAATACTGACGCGGAATCGCGTGGTCTGGGTGGTTGTGTTTGACAGGCTCCCGACCACCGGGATAGTAGTCCAGGAGTTACCGCCTGCTGCTGTCTTATGGCGTAGCGTTTGGATATGCACGTAGGTGCCCAAGGAGCCACCATTTACTGGAGCTGCCTCCAACTTCACATAGGCAGTATCCGTGGCAAAGGCACCGTCAAACACCATATTGATGCTCGGCGTATGAGGCTTCGAGGGGTTGCTGGCTGGACAATCAACTGTCATTAGCTCAACAAAACCAGCAGTAGTAGGACCAAATGTCTTGCTGGCACTACCTGAGAAAGCTGAGGTGGGATTCACATCCCCAACGATGTTGCCTGTTGTCAAATTCTTGATGAAAGCTGCTTCCATCGTTACAACACCATTGGTGATGTCGAAAACCTGAGTTCCTGCGAGTCCAGAGCCTGCTGCTGCCGGGTCAATAATAGTAAACTTATCAGCGAGAATCTTAAACGTACCAGTGGTGCCATTGTTATTTTGAGAAAAGCCTGTGACATAGCCATTGGAGTTCAAGGTCACGCCATACTTAGCAAGCAGGGTGTTGTCTGCCTCTGCACGAACAGATGCCTCAGTAGCCACCGAAGCCGTTATCGTATTATCAGCAGCAATCCTTGCATTAGCTTCAGCAGTATCCGCAGCAGCCCTTGCAGTTGCTTCAGTAGTGACACTGGCAGACACAGTACTAATGCTTGCTGCGTTAGCCGTATCGGCATTCGCTCTGGCGGTTGCTTCGCTAGTTACCGCCGCAGATAGCGTGTTGTTATTGTTTGTAACTGTGGATGTTAGTGACGTTATGTCTGAGGCTAGTGCAGTATCTGCATTCGCTCTTGCTGTTTGCTCACTGGCAATAGCGGCAGCGTTAGTCGCGTCACCAGAGTTAACTGTGGCCGTTAGGTTAGTAATGTCAGTTGCTAGGGCGCTGTCTGCGGATGCTCTGGCAGTCTGCTCACTAGTAATTGAGGACTGTGCCGCCGCTATGTCAGTACCCTGCTGATTGACTGTGGCTGTGAGAGTAGTTACATCGGAGGCTATCGCTGAGTCAGCATTTGCCCTAGCAGTAGACTCCGAAGTTACTGAAGCCTGGGTAGCCGCTATATCAGTACCTTGTTGATTCACGGTGGCAGTCAGGGTGGTGACATCCGAGGCTATCGCTGAGTCAGCATTAGCCCTGGCCGTAGACTCTGAGGTAACTGAAGCTTGAGTAGCCGCTATGTCTGTCCCTTGTTGATTCACGGTGGCAGTAAGCGTTGTAACGTCGCTTGCTATCGCTGTGTCAGCAGTGGCCCTAGCTGTTTGCTCAGCAACAATTTGTGCCTCTGCTGCAGTCAGGTCTGTGCCCTGCTGGGTCACCGTGGCAGTAATTGTCGTGATGTCTGATGCCAGTGCCGAATCTGCACTTGCTCTTACAGTCTGCTCATTCTGGATAGAGGCTTCTGCATTAGCGAGGCTGGCGTTAATACCCGTAGTCACAATTGTAAGGTCTTCCAGGTCCGAGCGTGTTGAACTCGAGTTCTGGTTGGTGTTGCTCAGCATGTTTTCTAAACGCTGAAACTCATCGACCACAAAGGTCTTAATACCTTTGTCGCCAGTCTCTAGCGTTGGGAAAGGCTTACGCTTATAGCCAGTAGGTACCTGGGACATAGCTACCTCCTGCCTGTAGTAGTTATCTCTGCATCAAACCCTGAGAAATCAAAGTTCTTGGTGTCCAGGACATCCATGCGATAGGCCAGGTAACGCCCAGCTGCTCGGGAATCAATCTTGTGTTGGTACGATGCGTCAAAGGTTACCTGGGACTCATAGGTAGGCGCAGAGTTCTGGAGGTCTGCCGCACCAAAGGTAAACTGGAACTGCATGTTCGAGGATTCTGTGGAGACCTGGGGGTAGATGCGAGACACCACCTTATACATCGATAGTTGCATCATCTCGTCCAGGTCTATACCTGTGCGCTCGACAAAGGGAGCCTTGTTAGCCTCACTGTCGTAGGGGGCAGACAGCATGCTTGAGCTGCCGGTGAGGTCCAGTCCATAGAGCTTGTGTGAGCTAATGCCGTCGGGGGTGCTACTCTTCCCTACGAAAACAATATGGCTGTCGTACCCAGCCTCCTGGCTGAAAAAGGTACCACCAAAAGTGTCATAGCTATCCGCTACGGTGGCGTAGGTTGCCGCAGTGGGTATAGACGCTGAGGCTGCTGCAGATACATTGGGGAGGTCCATGAAGGACCAAGTACCATTCTTATAGTTGTACACGGCAGCTCGGTTACATTCTGTACCACTGGTGTACTCGGCCATGTCATCGCCAGACACATAACAAAAGTAAACTTCCTCCAGTGCGGGGTTAGCCTGGACAAAACACTTGTCAGTCTTAGCTGTGTTGAGGCTAGAGAAGATGTACTGCTTAACTTTCTCATCGACAATACTTTGCTTGCTATGAGTGTCGTGTATATAGATGTCATCAGTACCAAAAACAAAGTGTCTACCCTCGATTTCTACGGCACAGTTCTGGTTGATGACACCGACATCTGAGAACAGCTTCCTGAAGTTAAAGATAAAGTTGCCACCTGTGAACTCCATCAGGTAGACCTGGTCTCTGGAGTAGATAACAAAGTTAGTACCCAGGGACGCTCCGTCTAGGATGGGGGTCTTCATCTCGACCAGGTCATTGAAACCTGCGCTCTTGGTGGCATCAGATGCATCCCAAGAATCAGGGACAGAGTTAGCTACAGCGGGGTTGGACCAGCGCACTCTGGTGCTGTACCCAGTGCCACTCTCAGTGGTGTTTAGAGCCAACAGGAAGTCCCCATAGGCCCTTACCGAGGCAGCCCTCCAGTTGGCATCCCAGTTGGGTAGAGAGGCGAACTGAGTGCCTCCCTGGGCCATATACACAGGTACCTTGTCCTCTCGATTTAGGTACGTAATGTCAGCCAGGGTGGTCGCTGTAAACTTCAAAGTGCTGGCTGAGGTAGTCGCTATGCTGCCCTGTCGAGACACCAGGTTGCCATTGCTGTACTCACGCATCTGGTAGGTATCTGAGGCAATGATGACTGAAGAGAACGCTGAGGCTGAGGCTGCAGAGATACCGTGGACAAAGGCAGGAGCAATAGCCAGGGTATCCTGGACATTCCTAAAGACAGGTGCCCTGGACACAGTACCTTCGTCAAAGCGTACATTCTTGGCCCTGGTGAAGGCTTCTGCAGGGAGTGAGGCAGGAGGGATGTCAGTGACTACACCTGCAGTTCCTAGCCCTCTAATAGGTAGATTCTGCGGCATACTAAAGCTCCTCTAAGCTACTCGTTTCCACATGTACACAACCATGTAAGGCTGCAAGTTATTGTGGGCTCCACCACCCCCAGTGTCCTGGGTGGCAATGGTGGCTGTGGGGTCACCTGGGTTGGTGCCTGCAGGGTGTGTGGTCTGCCCCAGGTTATCCAGCTCCTGGTACAGCACATCGTGACTGTGGGCAGGTATCTCACTGACGTTGAGGGTGTGAGTCTTAGCACCCCCAGTCTCTTCTGCAGTATCAAAGTCCGTATCGTTACTATCGATACCGACCAGGACCCTACCGGCCCCTATAGCTAACCAGGTACCTCCAAACAAAGTGTCGGGGGTGGTACTTACGACCGAGGTATACACAGCCCCCACGGGGTAGCACAGGAGGGCATCGATACCTAGCAGGGTCTGCAGGGCAGCCTGGCTGATACCAGTGCCCAGGGAGGGGCTAGAGCCATCTGAGGTTATCGCAGGCTCTGTTACAGACAGCAGGGTCTTTACCTCGGCAGCAGTTATGCCTGTGTTCAGGGAGGGACTAGAGCCATCTGAGGTAATCGCTGCGTCTACTGCAGATGCATTAAGTTCTGCCTGGGTCTTGGTCACAGGTCCCGTGATGTTAGGGAAAGTGGCCTTCAGGGTGGACTTTATGAGGCGTAGGTGCTCATCTGCCTGCGAGAGGGCGTCAGTCGCTGCGGGGTCTGTGACCGAGAGCTGATTGATGTACGTGGCTGATTCTAGGGACATTGGGGGTTTACCTTTAGTTTCTCTGGTGGGCCTCTGCTTAAAGAAGCCTGACAACAACAACAACAAGCTGGGGGTTAAGCGGGATTTTTGAAGTCATTAGTCGACATTGGGTACGGGGGGCCATTTGCTGGGCTGGAGTCCCTGGATTCCTGGGGCTATAGGCTACAGGCCGCATGGTTGCTGGGTTTCTTACGTCAATCGATGTGTTATCTATTGACCTTAGGCTGCCGATCTAATCGACATCCATTTGACATTTGGACCTTAGGAAATTTTATTGGTGTAAGGCACTATTTCTTGTGTGAAAATCGGGACCTAAGCCCACCTAAGCCACCAATGCACACTAGAACGTACACTGTAGTATGCAATGTACACTGTGGTATACACACATAGGTACTTAAGAACACAAGCTATCCTGAGCTCCTGTCCTGCCCTGTCCAGGGTACACAAGTTATCGACACAATCCTCAAGCCCTGGTCCAGGACCAGGTGGCCTTTAGCACTTGTAGGTAGCTGTTTAGCTGCTCCTACCTGCTACTATCTCAAGACCCTCTTAGTCATCCCAATCGAACTGAGGGGGGAGACAAAGGGGACAACCAAAAGGGTCTTGAGTTAACAGCAGTAGGACATAGGTACTTGAGTGATTGGGTTATCGATAGTCACGACGTCGTATACCCATGTATCTCTCTTAAAGGTGGACAAAAGTCCTGGCTTATGGTTTTTGGGTTTGGTATCACTGAAAGTTATGGCAATAGACTTGGAGATAGACTTACCCCACAGGGGTAGTTGTATTATGTAGAAAACTGGGGTTCACAAGAGTAATATAGCGGTGTCGTCTACCAGGCACTCAACCTCGGGTAGCTTGCTCTACCCACTAATGGTCGAGCCCTGGTAGGCGGCCGCTTCTTACGCAAGTCTTATCATTCAAGCATGCATATCCAATATGAGCAATAGGCATTAGCTAT